TCACTACCAGCTGACGTGACACTTAGTAATATAAGTGATCCAAGCAGTAGTATTTATACTGATGTTACAAGAAGTGTGTACACTTTTAACAATGTAAGTGCAGTATCTAATCCTACTTATAGTGATGTAGCAGATGTAAGTGAACCAACTTATGATGATATAGGAGTGACAACATAATGGGTGGAAGTTTAACAGGACCAAACAAGATTAAAGATGTGTATAAAAAAATAGTTTTTTATGATAACAATCAATTAAAAATTGACAATGGTAGTGCAGACGTACAAATTACATCTGCCGATGGATTAACGGATAATATTGCAGCAGGTACTGGAATTGAAACTAGTACAAGCAATGGCACTACAACAATAAGTGTAAAAGACGCAGATGTTCTTTTACAAAATGAGGCAATAGATGGCGGCAGCTATCAACCATAAGGAGAGGATAAATGGCAAGTACATTACAGATTAAAAAGAGCGTATACGGTGCAAGTGCTGGAGCACCAGCTTCTTTGTTGTATGGTGAGTTGGCATGGGATAATGCTGCTGGCAAACTATACATAGGTAAACAAACAGCAAGTAATACAGTTACAGTAACAGAGTTGGAAGTGAATCTTCCTGACGCTACATCAAGCACTAAAGGTAAAGCATCTTTTTCTACAAATAATTTTGTAGTTAATAGTGGTGCAGTACAGATTAAAGATGGTGGTGTAGTAACAGCTGAGTTAGCTGCCGATGCAGTTACTGGAGCAAAACTAGCAGATGATGCAGTAGATAGTGAACACATTGCAGATGGAGCTGTAGATTTAGCACATATGTCAGCTAATTCTGTAGATAGTGACCAGTATGTAGATGGTTCTATTGATACAGCACATATTGCAAATGATGCAGTTACTGGAGCTAAATTAGCTAATAGTATTACTATTGCACAAGATTTAACAGTTAGTGGTAATCTTACAGTAAGTGGTACAACAACTACTGTAAATACTACCAACACTACAGTAAGTGATCCGTTATTAGAGCTTAATAGTGGAGCAGGAAGTAATGCAAATGATTGTGGTCTTATTATAGAACGTGGTTCTACAGGTGATAATGCTACAATATTCTTTGATGAAAGTGCAGATAAATGGACTTTAGGAACTACAACAGCAACAGCTTCTAGCACTGGTAATATGAGTGGATTTACTAAAGGAGCTTTGGTAGCTAATATAGATAGTTCTACCATGACAAATGTTACAATAGATCTAGGAACATACGCTAACTAATAGGTTATAATGGCTAGTAAGTTATTAATAAAAAGAGGTGATGGTGCACCTGTTTCAGGTAGTATAGATGAATACGAATTAGTATACGATTATACTGGTAATCAACTATATACTAAAGTAGGTAGCACCATAACACCTATTGGTGGTACATCTACATCTGGATCTAACAATCAACTACTTACTGATGATGGCTCTGGTGGTATAAATTCTGAAGGTAGTCTTACTTTTACTGGAAGTCATTTAGCAGTAACTGGAACAGCTGCTGTATCTTCTGTCTTTTATGGAAATCAAATTGATTTAACAGGTGAATTAAACTTTACAGGTGCTGGTAATAAAATCATAGATGTTGAAACCTTAGCAAGTAGTAATGCTTTTACAATTAGACATCATAATCCAAGTGGTAATTTATTTGAAAATGCTTTACAACTTAATGCTAACGCTGGTGCTTATATTTATCATAATGGTAGTTCAAGATTAGAAACTACAAGTGCTGGTGCTCAGGTAAGAGGTAATGCAGGATTATTTAATCTTATAGGAACTGACCATGCATATATACAATATTATCCTGATACTGGTGCAGGTAGAAAAGCCTATGTAGGTTTTGGTAGTCCGTCAACTGACCACTTCTTTATTGCTAATGAGGCATCTAATGGAGATTTACTTTTTTATGTAAAAGATGACACTACAACAAAAACTGCAATTAAAATA